TTGGATGATGAAGATTAATTGAATAGATTAATTAGTTAGTCTTCCCCCTTTCCTTCGCTCTATAGCTGTCACCTAGATGTATATGCAGGGCAAGACTGTTGGGGATTTTATATTAATTAAGGTATGCTTACCGAAATAAGCAAAAAGGAGAATAAATAATGAGTATAAAAATCAAAGATAAAACTAGGATACATGCACGTGTAGGAGAAACAAAAATAAATAATCATGGTAGTATTATGTATATATCAGAATATAGAAATACATCTGATATAGATGTTTATTTTCCAGAACATAATTGCAATGTATATCATAAAAGTTATTATAATTTTAAAATAGGTAATATCAATAGTCCATTTGATCGTATTTTGTGTGGAATTGGATATCATGGTATAGGAAAATATGAAAGATATAATAAATTTAATGAAAAATGTACTAAAATGTATATCACATGGACATCAATGATTTTTAGATGCTATAATATTAAACATTTAGAAAAATATCCTACATACATAGGATGCACTGTCTGTGAAGAATGGCATAACTTTCAAAACTTTGCTGAATGGTATAATGAGAATTATTATGAAATACCTAATGAAATGATGCATTTAGATAAAGATATTCTATCAAAAGGAAATAAAATTTATAGTCCAAAAACATGTGTTTTTGTTCCTCAAAGTATAAATTTATTATTTGTTAAAGCAAATAAAAATAGAGGAGATATGCCTATAGGTGTATCATATAATAAAGATAGTAATAAATATCAAGCAGAATATAGATATAAAAATAATAAGATTTATTTAGGTAAATATAATAACAAATATGATGCTTTTAATGTCTATAAAAAATATAAAGAATCATATATTAAAGAAATTGCTAAAGAATATAAAAATAAAATTCCTAGTAATCTTTATCAAGCAATGATAAATTATATCGTTGATATAAATGATTAGGTTTAGAACATAAGGACTGTTGGGGATTTTATAATAGTAATATATATATATATATATATATAATTTTATAAAAGATAGGTGTCAATTAAGAGTCGACACTTAATTGGTATTCGACAAGGGTGGTTTTCCTAGACCACTCTTCTTTTATTTTGTTTAAAACTAGGTGATTAGAAATTCGTTAGGAGGAATCAGTATTAGAAAAGTGTTTTTGGATGATTTGCCTAGGAAATTAGGTATTGGTGTAAATAAAAATAAATTATGTATTGATTGGCAAAATTCAATCGGTAAACAGGTTTCTTTTATATATCAAGATATTTCTGGGATATTAGAAATTGTTGGGTATAAAGTAAAAGGACAAAGTTTAGAAATTAAATATAACAATGATTATTTATGTTTACATGCAAGCAGTTTTATAAATTGCAACATAGGAACTTTAATTGGAAAAGTTAGAAGAGAATATTCTTATGATATTAATGAAATTATTGA